ATCGGCGAGGTCGATCAGGGTTTCCACCGTGCTCAGGTGGACGTTGACCACGGCGATGGTGGCTTCCCCAATCGCGGCCCACAGCATGCGCCCCGCGCCCAGGTCGAGCATCCGGTGTCTCTGGATGACTCCCCACGCCGGATTACTCACGCGCGCAACCAGGCCGTCGTCGTCGGTGATGTCGAGCCAGTTGCCGTTTCCCGCCCAGCAAGTCCGTCCCTGCGTCGGCATGTTCAGGCTGCAATACACCGTGTCTGGCCGCTCGAAACTGGCGAAGATTCTTGGCCATTTGATGTAAGGGATGCCTGGGAAGGGCCATGATCTGCTGCTGTAGTCGTCGGCGATGTTCAGTGTTCCCGCGCCGAGGCCGCCGACGATACTGAGCGACAGGAAGCTACCATTCATCTCCACATGCCCCAGCCTCGATACCGCGCCGGGATAGTTTGTCGGACCCTGGTTGAGTATTTCGTAGCTGGCTGGGTGGATTTTGGTCAGGATTGGCGCCGCGCCTGTAGAGCCGCTGTCGCTGCCGCCGACCCACATCGCGCCATAGGCATTGATCAGGTTGATCGTGTCGGACCCAATGCCAGGCAGGTGGATGGTGTGCAGCACGTCCAGCGTATCGGGATCGTACACGTCGATGCGGCCTTCGCGCTCGCCAGGCGTACCGCCCGCAACCAGTCCAATGTAGGCCGACCAGATATGCCCGGTAAACGGATCGCGCGCGAGGTCGGTTCCCGGCCCCATCGGGATGGCCGGCAGCGGGGTCCGACCGCCCGCACCTTCGGTGATGACTTCGAACTCAAACTGCGGCGGCCGGTTGCCGGCGTCGGTCAGGTCGTAATCCTCGAAAACCACATAGGCCGATCCGAGATAGGCCGGCGATGGGCCGTCGGTCGCTTCAATTAGCGGGTCGGCTTCCTGGTCCTCGGTGCCGAGGTAGAAGCGCAGGCCGCTGATGGCCGGGTCTTTGGTCGGGCCGGTGCTGTCGACCGAGGCATCGTAGACCAGCTTCTTGTTGGCCCAGATGCGGCGCACGCCGGCAATCGGGCCTTCGCACAGCAGGACGGCGATGCTGCAGGAATAGCTGAAGTTCGTGGATTCCGGGCCGCCCTTGGCGCTCTCGGAACGGCTGGACTCTTTCAGTTCAAGGATTTTCGGCCAGATGACTGTGCCGGCGTAGCGATTGACGCCCCAATTGACCGGGATGTTTGCGCCGTAAGACGACATCTGCATGCGCAAATCGTCCAGGCGTGGGCCTTCCTGGTTCGGCTGCGATAGATACGCGCCGACCCCGGACACGGCTGCATAGGTCGCAAAGCCGGCCTGCGGGCTATCCGTAAAGAAGCCGACCGCAAGACCGGCCGCCGCGCCGACTACCTGACTCAACGACATTAGACGACCCCTTTGAATCGGTAGACGGCGCGCGTAACAGAGCGCCAGTAATCGGTATAGGACTGCACGACCGTCTTGCGGGCCTTCGCATGGGCGTGGACGATGCGGTTTTCGCTGATGACGATGGCGACGTGATGCGGCTCGCGGTCGAGCGCCATCAGCAGGATGTCGCCCTCTTGCGGGTTGTCCGTTACGCGATCAAGCCGCGATTCAAGCTCGCCCTGCAGTTCGCCGTTCGGGCGCATCGGGTAAGCCGCGCGGTCAATGACAGAGATGCCGCAGGCGCGGGCGACGCAGACGACCAGGCCGACGCAATCCAGGCCGATGCCGGGCGCCCTGCCCTGCGCGTGAAAGCGCGTGCCGACCATGGACAGCGCGGCGGCGGTGATCTCTGCGCGCGTCGTCATTCCGGGCCTCTGAACATTTGATCTTGTCCGGGCACAGATCGAAATCCGCGAAATCGGACGATGTTGGAAAACTTGTCCTGGCAATCGGTGTCGCGCTTCAGGCAGCCCGCATAGAAGACGGCCGTATCGTCAACTTCTATTGCGTGCGGCATCGGCTCCTGCAGCTCGATCGCGCCGCCCACTTGCGCCTTAATCTCCTTCGAGAGCCCGGCATTTAAGCCGGTCAGCCAAGTCACTTTGCCGCCGTCGAAAAAGCCATCCTCCTGGCTGAGTGCGGCCGAAAAGCTGCGCTGCAGATCAATCGTGGTCGCGGTCACGGCAACGCCGGAGAATTTCCAGACGCCCTCGGTCATCGGCACGCCGCACTTCACGTCGAACAGATCGGCCTTGCACGATGGCGAGACAACCTCGCCCAGTGTTTGCTGCAGCGCCTGCGTGAGCCCGCGCACCTCGTTCGTGAAGGTGCCGCGGCCGACCGATATTTCGCCGAAGGTTCCGCGCTTGATTTTGTCGATTCCCATCGACAGGTCGCGCCAGTTCGCGCGAAACGAACGCCACTGGCATCCGTCCCACAGGCCCGCAGCGATGTCGGCCTCCTGGACGCCGAGCAGCATCAATGCCCCCTTGGCGTCGAGGTTATCGACGGAGAGCGAAGACGAGGTTTCAACGGTGGACGGCATCGCACCAAATGCCGGCTCGTAGCGCACGCCGTCAATTGTCAGCGCGCGGTCATGGTCGAGTGTCAGCGCGAGGACGAAATCATCCCTGCGCTTCAGCCAAACAAAATGCGCAAGTGTGGTGCTGCCCTGCGCCATGTGCGCCTTGAGCGCCGATCCTGTCGCCTTCATTCGCGGATTTCCTGCAGGATCACGGACGGGCCGGCAAGGAAGCGCTGGTCGTAGCCGCCGGCAATCACGAGATCCCAGTCCAGATCGTCGGATTGAAAATGGACCGGGACATAGAAATGCCCGGCCCAGGTCAGCGTGGCCGCGTCTTCCAGCGACATACTCGTCATCGTGATCTGGCCGGTCGTCGCGTCGAGCGTGTACGTTGACGGGCTGACCAGTACGCCGCTCCGGTACAGCGCGAAGCCGGTGGCGCGCGGGCGCGTAATCGGGCGGTCGGAATAACGCGCAGAAGTCGGATCGACATAGCGCCGTTGAAGTTGATAGTGCGTGGCGCCGGTGAAGAAGCCGCCGCCCTCGGGGTGGAAGACGGCCGGTTCATACGACACCGCACTGGCAGCGGCCGCCACGACATTGTCGGACGGGTCTTCGATCAGGAAGCCATACGCGCCGCCCAGCGTGATTTCATGAAAGGCCCGGACGCGCTCCCATGCCTCGATGCGCAGCGGCACGGTGCCCAGCTCATATTCGCGTAGCGCCTGCGAGCCGGCGGCGTTGATCGACATGCGGCCGGTTTCGCCGAGCGGTATGCGCGTATTCGTGCGCTTCAACTTGCCGCGGACTCCGCTCGATATGACGGAATTCGGCAGGATCATGTCTGCCAGGACTTCGATCTGCATTACATGCCCCTCCCGCCGCGTTGGGCGCTACGTGCAACGACGGTTGCAAGCTGCTGCTGCGTCTGATGATTCACAGGGCCGCTACTCATGAAATTGATGGTCTGATTGAATGGCCGGCTGCCGCCCTGTTGCTGCGGATTCGGATCGACCCGGCCGCCCTGGCTGCCCATCATCAAATATTGTTTGCCGCTGACGTTCAGCAGCTCGGGCCGCCGTTCGTTGACGCGGTATAGCTTGCCGGCAGAGACCGGGCCGCCGAGTTCGCGGGCGCCGGCAACCTTGAGTGCGCTGGATACGGCCGGCTCGTCTTTCACCCCCATGCGGCCCAACAGCCCCTGCAACACGCTGGCCGAGTTCTCGCCCTTCGATTGCATGAGCTTGGCGAACAGGTCGCTGCCCAGGTTTTCGCGGTGGCGCGGGTCGTCGCGGCGCAGGACTTCTTCGTTGCGCATCAGGATGGCCGGGATTTCGCCATGCTTGAGCGCCGCAGCGATAGCCGTGCGAGCGCCGTCCGGCTTGCCGCCTGCGATGCCGCCGGTGTGGTAACGGGTCGCGCCGTCGAAGATGGACGCCGGCGCCGAGCGGGATGCGCCCGAGCCGACGATGCCGCCCGAGTGGTAGATGTAGGACGACACCGTATCGGCGCTGCCGAAATTGCCGGCCACAGTGGTCGACCCCGATCCGGAGAACAGCTTGCCCAGTGATGCGAGTGCCCCGCCACTGCTGGACGCACCGCTGCTCGCTGCCATCGCCGACATGGCGGCAGAAATCGAACTGATGATGCCGGGCAGGATGCCAAGCGCGCCGCCGCCCTTGCCCGCTGCGGCTGCCAGCTTGGCAACGTCGCCGGCTGCGGACTTGGTGCTGTCGCCCAGCGTATCGACCGCGGCGCGCGCGTCCTGCTGCGCCTGGATGGCTTCCGGGTCGGTGACGGTCGACCCACCGCCCAGCGCACGATCGGCGCGGGTGAAGTCGCCAAACGATGGCGCTGCCTGGCGCGAGCCCGGCTCGACAATGGCCGGGCGGCTATTGCCGCCGCCGGCTGCGCTGTTCGCCGCACTGGCCAGCGAGTTCAGCGCGTCGGTGGACGCCTCGACGGCGCTCGTCTGTGTCTTGATCGAATTGGCCAGCGTATCCGTCGCGGTGGCAGCAGCCTGCTCGGCCAATACCTTCGGGTCGACCTTGGCGTCCTTGATTCCCAGGGCGTCCTTGAAGAAGCCGGCGAACAGGCCGCCGTTCTCGGTCAATCCCTTGAATTGCGCTTCCAGATACTTCTGCAGCGGGTCGGTGATCAGCAACTTGTTGACCGTTGCCAGCGCCTGGCCGGCAATCGGCTGGATGAACTGCTTGTTGACCGTGGCGAGCAGACTGCCGCCCTTCGACTGGCCCTTGGTCGCATCCTTCTGCGCTTCGAGATTCTTGATCTTCTCGCGCAGGCGGGCCTGGTCATTTTTATCCCGTGTGGTGGCGAGATAGCCCTCCAAAACGTTGATCTTCTGGTCGTACTTGTCTTTTTCGGTCTTGACCTCGTCGTTCGCCTGCTTGCGCTGGTCGAGATAGGCCTGGCCGAAGCCGGCAATGCCGCTGTTGATGCCGTAGGTGATGCCGGATGCCAGATCCTTCTGTGCCTGGCGCAGCCGGTTCAATGCGGGGTCGACGGCCTCGGCAGCGCGGGCATACTGCAGCGCCATGTCGGCGGCGAACTGCTTGATCTTCGGGTCGGTGGAGGCGTCGGCCAGTTCGCGCGCCTTGGCTGCGAGGACGCCCAGTTGCTCGACGGCTTTGGAACGCACCGCATAGACCGCGTTCTCCGATTCGAGCAGCGACTTGCCATTGAGTTCGGAAACGAGGTTGGCGGCTTCCTCGGCGCGGGCGGTGTTTTGTGCGACATCGCCGGAGCGTCGTTGCACTTCGGCGTATTCGTTCGTGACGTTGATGGCGCGCTGCAGGGCCGACAGATCAATGTTGACCGGGTTGCCGGCGACATCTTTCGCGCCCTGTGCGGCCAGGATGCGGGCATTGTCGATCGTTACTTTCGCGCGCAGGCGAGCAGCGCCCAGCTCGTCGCCGGCCATCTGCAGCAGGTTGGCGTTGTAATTGACGATCTGTTCGTTCAATTGCTTGAACGAGGCGGCTTCCTCCTGATTCGTCAGCTTCACATCGCGGTCAGCGGCGGTCTGGAGCTTGACCTTTTCGGCGCCCACCTGGTTGATCTGCTTCTGCGTCCTGACCTTTTCGGACGGGTCCTTGATCGCCGCCTTGTA